CGCTGATTCGTCGCACCTACCCGGAACTCATGTTCAACAAGATCGGTGCCACCCAGGCGATGGACGGCCCTGTGTCGCAAATCTTCTACATGGGTAACTCGCGTGCTATCGAATCCTTCGAGCAAGTGATGTACTCGAAGTTCAACATCACGCCGCGTAACCTCGTTGCCGGTAGAATTGGCTCGCAGTCCAGCATTGACAATCTCCCTGGTGCTTTCGATCCTGATACGGGTGCTAGTGCTATGACTTACGCTGATGTTGACGCTGCTGGCTTTGACCTGTCGAACGTCCTTAGCAAGACTGCGGGTTCGCCTTCGACCACGATGGGTGGTAAGCTTGCTGCGTTCCCAAGTGGTGAGTTTATTGGTGGCTACTCGGTCTCGGCTGGTGAGCGTCTCAAGAACAACGAGATTCCTGAGGTCAACATGCACATCCAGAAGCAGACGGTTCAAGCGCGTGAGCGTAAGATGAGAGCCCTCTGGACCCTGGAAGCCGCTCAAGACCTGAAGGCTTACCACAACCTGGACATGGAAGCTGAACTCACGGATCTCCTGTCGAAGGAAATGAACCTGGAAATCGACCGTGAACTGATCGAAGACATCCGTATGATTGCCTACGGCCCTGCTGCTCTTGGCGGTGGTTTCGGTGGCTGGTACCTGGAGTCGCTGTACCAAGGTGGCGCTGATAACTTCAACGAGAGCACAGGTAGAGGTCCGGGCACTAACAATGGAACGTTCGTTGCTGGTTCTTACGAGTATGATTTCTCGTCGGAGCTTGAAGCTGAAGAGGCCGTGGTCGGCACTACCGCCGGGGATGGTATCAACCGTCGCTACTCGAACATCTATGTGATGGACCTGACGCGCTTCACTTCGAACTCGAATACGCCGACTCAGGGTGCTCAACACCTCGGTCACATCTACTCGAACGTCCTGGCGCTGATCAACTTCGCTAGCACGGACATCTACCGCACGACCCTGCGTGGTCCTGGTAACGTCCTGATCACTTCGCCTGTCATCGCGTCGATGCTTGAGTCGGCTGCGAAGCTTGAAGGTGGTCTGGCGACGGCTGATGGCCCGTCTAACATGGCTGGTAGCCAAATCCAATACGTTGGTAAGTTTGCTGGTAAGTATGATCTGGTTGTGGATCCGATGTTCCCCGAAGATGAAATCATCGTCGGCTACAAGGGTAGCAATGCGATGGATGCGGGCTTCTTCTACTGCCCTTACATCCCGGTCCAGCCGCTGGACACAGTGGTCGATCCTGAGACCTTCCAGCCGAGAAAGGGCATCCTTACTCGCTACGGCAAGGTCGCGGTTCAGCCAGCGTCGCGCTTCTACCGCGTGATTCGTCTGATTGGCACGGGTGCTGATTACCTGACGCCTGAAATCTTCAGGCAGACCAGAGTTGGTGCAACTACATTCGACCCATATGATAACATTGGTGCCGTCTAATAGCTACTAACTAAACAACGGAAGAAAGGGCTCAGTTTTATACTGAGTCCTTTTTTCATTTCTAGGGTAAATATATTTGTTATGGGTGATAAAATAGGAATACCAAGAGTTAAAGCTTATGGATCATCTTATGGCACTTACGGTGGTAATAGACTGAAAGACTACAAGAGCCCTAAAGATAAAGATCTTAATAACAAAGACTTCAAGGATGTAAACGAGTTTAAGACGTTTAATAAAACTATTAAAGATTATGTCTTAGCTAAGTTAGGTTATCCTGTTATTGATGTTGAACTTGATGATTTCCAAATACAAATCTGTATTGATGAAGCTATCTCTAAGCTCGAATATCATGCACCTGATTGGATGACTCAATATGCCACCTTTGATACGTCTGGTGGTATCAATGTATATGAGCTTCCACAAGAGATTGCGGACAATTTAAATGACTGCTGGTACAGACGAGACTTCTTCAAGTTTGGTGCAAACCCTGGCTCACTTGAGTTTGATTTTGCTATCATGTTCTTTACGAATACTGGTTTATTTAATAATTATAATGTTAGCCAGTACCTTCTTATGCAACAATACTTGAAGCAGGTTAAGAATGTATTAGGTCAGATGTCTACGTGGCAACTTGTGAATAATAAGTATCTTCACATTTGGCCTGTGCCTGAAACAAACGATGAAGCTGTTCTCTTAGAGTTCAGAGCCTTTGATCCTAACACAATCCATCACGCTTACAAGAGTTGGGTGCAGAGATACACGTTGGCTTTGTCTAAGGAAATCTTAGGTGGCATTCGTGGTAAGTATGCCACTCTTCCAGGCCCAGGTGGAGGCACAAGATTGAACGGTGCTGAGTTAAGTGCCGAGGCTCAAAGAGAAAAAGAGATGCTTATAGAAGAGCTTACGACTGAGATCGAAGGGCCTGCATTATTTGATATCTTCTAATGTCTAGATTCAAGGTAAACACACCTCCCACGAATTTTCCTGAGGAGAGAGATACAAGGCTGTCGTTATTCAAGAAGAAGAACGATAAGAACTTATTTAATATGGTGGACGCTGAAAACATTAAGTTATCAGGGTCGCGTATCAAGGTATTTGAATACATCCCATCTAATGACATTGATGATGTTTACCAGGAGTCGAGACAGAAAACAATAGCACAAGAACCAGTAACATTATGGGCACACTATGATCCTCGTCCAATTGAGGAGAACCTTTCTCAATTTGGTGTGGAGATGCAGATTGATCAGGTGTTTGTCTTCAACAAATCCTACACTGAAAATATATTAGGTCGCTCCATTGCCATAGGTGATGTCCTGCAACCTGAGTTTCAAGAGATGAAGTTTGAAGTGTTCGAAGTTCAGGAAGATAGCTTTGAAGCATACGGTGTTTACCACTTAATGGTTCATGCGAAGCTCCTGAGAGATACACAGGATATTCACAACCAAGACTTCTTTGATCGTCCTGATCAAGTTGGAGGTAGGTATTAATGAGAGACAAGGACAGCTTATATGTTCGTAATCAAATAGTAGATCTTACGACTACTAAACTACTTCCAGTGATTGATAATGTCTACAAAGAAAGTCTTCGTAGCATGTTACACATCTTTGGTAACTTATACTACTTAGATGGTAACGGGAATCGTGTGAAGGTGAATTGCTCTCATGGTAACCCAGAGAGAATTGCTGGTCGCATTAAGGCAGATAATACCTTAATTCTTCCGATGATTACAGTTGTAGAAACACAAACTGAAAGTGATCAGGCTAGAATGCGCTATCAAAATATTGTAAGCGAGACTGCGTGGGATCCTGAGAAACGTAGGGCTACCAGAATACTAAGTTTACCTCCAAGGCCAATCAACATAACCTATGAAGTTAACATATGGTCTAAGTATAAAGCTGATATGGATATGTTGAGGTCTAGCATCTTTTCTTTGTTTAGCCCTGATATAAACATAGAAACTAAATACTCGGTTCACAACAAGGCTTTCATCAATAGTGAAAGAGAAGTTGGTAATGTAACTGCTAGCGATACGGGTGATAGAATCCTACAGAAAACGGTAAGTGTGACGTTAGAAACCTATATCCCTAGTCCTAAGTTCTTCTTCACTAACACTGGTGAGATCAAGGAATTTAATGCGTAATGGTCTGTAGTATTAACATTGATGAGACCCCCTTACGTCCTAATGTAAGGCCAGCTAAACCTAAATCAAAAAGAGGTCCCGTAACATTCTTTGTTGATATTGAGGAACCCAATGGAAGGAGCGTTACTAGAAATCTTACTAGGGGTGTAAACGATATAGATGACGATTATACACCAACTCCTCAACCTCCAATAGATGTCTCTTTAGAAACATTATTACTGTCGTTAAGTCTTTCCTCTACATTCTATTGGGATACTCCTGTTGCTTTCGACCCCATCACTGCCGACTTCTTCTTACAACAATTTGAAGTGGGTGTTGGTGGTAACATTGATGTTCCAGACTTAGAGCTTTCTGTCGATATTGAAACAACTGCACAGGCTTCAATATCTCGTGCTCCAATTGTTGTTGATCTGACCTTACCACAAGTCACCACTAATAAGACAATAACGTTTGAGCCAATTGATATTGGCCTGAGCTTGCCAAACCTTGAAAGTAATATTGAAACTAGCGTCGATACAATCGCTATTGATCTCACACTGCCTACACTCAGCACTGATAAGGAAACGAGCTTTGATCCAATCAGTCTTACTATGAGCCTGCCTGATTCTCAAGCAGTAAGCGATATTTATGGTGATCTGGCTGTTGTTGATCTCTCTGTTGCTGGCACCCTTGATGTAGGAATCAATATCAATCTCCCTGCCTCTATGGAATCAGCACAGGATGACGATACTCCTTCTTTTGATTCTTCTTTACTTCTTGATACTTACAGTAGTGCAGCAGCGGCATACTCTGTTAGAAAACTTAGTTCAACCTATAGTGGCCCTTGCATGAAGGTGCGTAAGGACGACGGTGTGGATACCGGAACCGATATTGGGTTCGATGCCGATGGTAACCTGAACATCACTGCCATCGCGGCACACTGCGGAACAGATAACGGTTACGTGGTCACATGGTATGACCAGAGCGGCAACAGTCGCAACGCTACACAAACGACAACAGCAGATCAGCCTCAGATATACAACGGGACGGCTGTGCTGACTCGGAATGGTAAGCCTGCTGCCGTGTTCGATGGCTCGTCTGACTACATGGACATGCCCGACAGCATGTTGCCTTCCAACATCAACAACTGCTCGGTGTTCACCGTGCAGACTAACGAGAGCAGCCCGAACGGCGCGACGTTCAATATCGGAGGGTATGGAACCAACGACCGCTGGTTCCAAACGATTGTGGTCAGCAATGTAGAATACTTCGGGTATGGGTCCAGCTACTCTGCCATCAACATCGGAGCAGCTACAACCTCGCAGCGGCTTATCACGGCAATCGCCGGATCGACCCAAGGGAATGCGCAATGTTTTGTGAACGGAACCAGCCAAGGCTCGGTCGCATTACAATCTGCCACTCCTTCATCAGGCAGCGGCGAGCTTGTGCGGTCGGCATATCTCGCCAATGGCACATTCCAAGAAGTCATCGTCTACCACAGCGACGAGTCCACCAACCGCACCGGCATCGAGTCAAAGATCAGCACCTATTACTTCGGTCAGGATCTCCTCCTAGACACCTACCCAAGCTCTGCTGCTGCATACTCTGTCCGCAAGCTGTCGAAGTATTACCAAGGCCCCTGCATAAAGGTGCGTAAGGACGACGGTGTGGACACTGGCACTGACATTGGTTTCGATGCCAACGGTAACCTGAACATCGCTGCTATTGAGGCACACTGCGGAACAGACAACGGCTACGTGGTTACATGGTATGACCAGAGCGGGGACGGCAACAACATGACGCAGGCGACGACCAGTAGGCAGCCGCAGATCTACGACGGGTCGGCTGTTATCACCCAGAACGGCAAACCCTGCTTGTATTTCCCGACGACGCAGCACATGACGGCGTCTGGAGCGGCAACGGTAGGTAGCCGATCGCGATCGCAGTGGTCGGTCTTTAGTTTGGAAGCAGGCACAGACTATGCGATGCTTTGGGCGTATGGGTTGCGTTCCCAAATCCAGCCGCCCGATGCGGTTCTGCTGCCCAACTTGTATGTGAACCGAACCGGCGGCACGCCAAGCATAAGCGCAGCGTCCGGCATCAACCTCAATCAGCAATACTTGCGCTGCGACATCGCCGACACCGTTACAGCAGAGAGTTTCATAGATGGGTCGTCAGTATTGTCAGGGTCGGACAACAATAGCGATTGGTCAACCTCAGATTTAGGTATAGGTTTTTCGAGTGGAGACCGTGGGCCGTTCAAGGTTGCAGAGAATATCTTGTATGAGTCGGACCAGTCCACCAACCGCACCGGCATCACGTCGAACATCAACACCTACTTCTCGGTCTACTCATAATCCATGTTATAGGTTAATAATTTAAGAGCAGTTTAAATAACATTTCAACCTAAATACTATAGGAGTTTTACATATGGTTTGGACTAATTTAGGCAAGCAAAAGATGTTTGAAGAGTTTTTCTGCTCTGGTGCGGTTGACGCTCAATTCAGATTAGTTCTTTGTAGTGCCACTAATACTGAAGGTAGCTGGAGCTACGATACAAGCACAACAACACAAGTCAGTGCTGTTTCTTCTTTACCTACTGGTGATAGCACTCAGGGCGGTACTTCTGGTTTGATTGTCCTTAGAGATGAAACTAATGACGGTCAGTATTTTGACGTATCTAGTCACACTGATTTAGGGTTGGCAAGTGCAGTCAGAGCAGTTCTCCAAACTGGCGATAGTGCTTATCAATTCTCCGGTGCATTTGAAGGTGCTAGGTATGTGGTTCTTGCTGCTGCTGGTGCTGAAGGTTCTGCTTTTGATTTCACATCAGGCAAAGATATTTATGCTTGGTGGGATATAGGTTCTGCTCAAGACATAACAGTAGGAAATACTTTAACTATTACTAGCCTATCTTTGCAGGGACAATAATAAATATAGTAGGAGCTTTTTATGAAAATACTAAAGAATACAAGTATGCAAGGTCTTAGTGTTCCCTTCGCTACACCTGAAGGTGTTAAGACTATTTTTGTAGGTCCTAAGAGCCAAATAGAAGTTCCTGATAACTGGAAAAGCAAAGTTGCTGAAAACTTAGTCCATCGGAGAATGGCTAAATTAACTTATATCCCCAACCCTCAGCCAAAACCTGAGGCTCCAGTTAAGAAACTTAGAACCAAAAAACCCGTAGAGAGTGATTAATCATGGCTATACCAACCAGTCCATCCGTTGTAGTTCTTGAAAATGATGTTTCGATTTACACGCCGAACATCAACTCAAGCGTTGTAGGCTTAGTCGGCTTTGCTAACAAAGGTCCCGTCAATGAGGCTACTCTTGTTACGAGCCAAGAAAACCTTATCAGACTTTTTGGTAAGCCCGACACCTCCATGCAAGGCCAAGGTCTTGAAGGTGCTCTTGAGATCTTAGAAGCCACTAACCAACTCTACTATGTTAGAGCCATTGATAGCAGCGCAACTACTGCTTACGCTTCTGCTGCTGTTGATGTTGGTGCTTCTCCTGCTGTAAAGGTCGCTGGCTACACTCCATCGACTGATACTTCTTCCATCTACTACTCGATCACCAACAATGCCGGTACAACAACTCTTACGGGTATTGTCAGCTTTGCAAGCTCCACTAACTTTACGACGGCTGCAACCATCATTGAAAATGCTT